TCCAGTTTTTACTACTAGGAATACCTGGAGTCATATGATTACTCATATCATCAATCAAGCAACCTATACAAACACCTTTATCTTTAACACCTTCAAGAAAAGTTACAACAACTCTAACTCCTGGATCAGGTGGCGACATCCACATTCCGTAACTGTATATGCCATCAAGTTGATCTTTACCTATATTGTCTTTATCTGTTTTGCCGTAGTATGGTGTACTCCATTGTATTGGTATCCAACTGTTTGTTGCTTGTTCAGGACCGCCAAATGCTGGAATGTATACTTCAATACGTCCTGTTCTTAACACGTCACTGTTGTTTTTAATAATACCTTCATAAGGACCTGGATCAACAATCTGACGTTTTTTCATTACGTCGAGGTCTGGATCAATCCTATTAAAAAACTGTTGTGTGGTTGTACTCATGTTGCTATTGTCCTAGCACTTTTAAGCAGATTTGTTCCTGCTTTTTTAGCCTTTGCTATAGTGCCTGGTTTAGGTGACCAACCACCTGTAATTGCTTCTACGCCTTCACCTATGCTATTAACATCACCGGGTGGAAATGCTTTTCCTAAACTACCTGCTTTGTCTATTGCATTCTTAACTGCATTGGATCCTGTTATTGTTTTATCAAAACTATCAGGTTCTAGTTTGTTGGCTGCACTAAATGGGTTACCAGGACTATTATTTTGTATTGCTTTTGTAAGTTGAGATTTAATATCCGGAGTTTGTTTAATTTTTAAATCCACACGCTGATTAATTTCTTTTACACTTTCGACACGCTTCTGGCCCTCAGACTTATCAACAAAATCAGATAACTGTCTGCCTCTTTCTCTAATTGCTTTTATACTCTGTGTAAACTTACCACCTGTAAATTTACTATCAACTTCAACGGCTTTGTATATGCCATTCATAGTAGGTGCAGTAACTTCTGCAAGTCCATCTTTGTCATGTCCAAATCCGCTATACAATCCTGTTTCGGTATTAATATCTTCTGGGTTTCTAAATGATAATGACAAATGCCACTCTCTGTCTGGATTTAAAGATTTATCATCTGGAAAGTAAGTTGGTGCTTCTGATGTAGCATTACTTACTATTCTTAAATCTTGTGATTGTATAAAAGCAGGATCTCCTATAATTTCAAGAGATACTTCAATTAAATCTGCACCTGTTGAAAATACATCTTGCATAAAGTTATCAACAATCATTGAACGTGGGTCGCTTCTAGGATCGCTTATTCCTTTTGAACTTCCAACATCTATTACTGCTTCTTTATTAAATGGAGCAATAACACTAACTGAGTTAGCATCTGTCTTGGCTAAATTACCTGCGGCAAAATCTGATGGATCATATGCAGACTTTTGTGTTGGAGACTTTTTTGCCTTTTCTGCAATTTGATATAAGTTTTTTTGGTAATACGCACTATTAAACTGAATGTCAAAATTTAATATGTCGTTGTTCTGTCCTGTGTATAGGTATTTATAATCTTTAACAACGTCCTTAATAGGTGCCTGGCCAAAGTTTTCAAAGTCTTTACCGTGCATGTTATACTTTTTAATTGTATAGGTCATTTTTCTTGCAAAGCAATTTCGCTTTGTGTCCCACTTATCTAGTAGTGTAATCTTAGGAACAATTCTGTAAAAGTTAATTGGTGTGTCTTCATTTTCTTTATACTGACTAAATTGTTTGTCAGGTACTAATTGCAAGTTATCGTTCTTAACTTGGTTTGTCATGTATGTGCTTGTTCTCATTATACTGTGAATACACTGTATTAGGTTTGTACCTGCACGTATTGAATAAGACTGCTTTGACTCATTATAATTAAAGTTTTTTAAGAACTGACCTTGTGCCTTTTTAGCAGGATCGTTTTCATTTTTAATTTTTCTATATTCAACAACATCTTGTAATGTAATAGTTGATGTAGAAATATCAGGATCTACTACAAATTCATATTCGTCAGCGTATAGTTTAGTTCCTTGTTTTACTTGCTCTTTTTCAATTAAATTAAAATAACCTGCAAGTCCACCTTGTACAACGTCTGATCTGATTGCGTCTACTATATCCTCTGGGTCGCCCATTGGATTTGTTATCTTCTTTCTGTACTTGGTAAATGTTGTAATATCACTAGTTAGAAATTCTCCAATAGTAGTTGCATTAACTTTAACATCAGTTTTAATTGTTGCTTTAGTATTTTCTAATGCTAAACTATGATAAGGTACACATTCAATGTTGTAAACTGTGCCTGCCTCAGTTGCTCCAAACGTAAACTTTTTTATTTTTATAGGAATATATCTTGTTGATTCAGCGGATGCTTTTTCAATTAACACGCCGTCTTTGTCATATCCTTTAAAACTTACTTTTAACAAATATGGTTGATTAGTATAGTTATAACCGCCCATTTCTTTAGCTGCCATTACAAGTCCGTTGAGTAATGTCATTCCGTATGGTTCTGTAACTGTAAAACTAACTTCTGTGTTTACACTTCCAACATTACCGGCACCCGGTGCAATTTTACTAGCAATCTCAACATCATCAATAAAGTAGTCTAACTTAAAGTATTTGTTTCTATTCTTTTGACTACCGCCACCTGATTTAATTAATAGGCGTCCGGGTAAGTCTTCAACAGTAAACTTAGGGTCTTCTACAAAATTATTAAAATCATCTACTCCTAAAACAAACAACTCAAAATGATATGTATAACTTGCATATTCATGTAATACGTTTTTCTTAAACAGTGCTGGAATTTTAGTTGTATCTTTTGTTTGTGATCTTTCTAGTACTTCAATTGCCTCATCACTTAGCTCAGAATCATCGTCTGCTTGGCTGAGACGTACATTCTTAGTTGCAACATCTTTAGTTACAACCGGAGCCTCTTTTTTTGTTGGAGTAATTTCTACACGTTTTGTTTCTGTATATGAAAATCCATCTTTGTCTATACCTTTAGTAACAACTTGTTTATATTGTTTCTTAGTAGGATCTCCTATTTTTTCTTTACCGCCTGAACCGGAACCAGCAATACCTTGTGACTTTCCGCCAGGACCGCCAGTTAGTGCATTCATATGTTTCATTGCGGCCGCAGCATCTTTATTGTATGCTTCTTTTTGACTTTCTGGTACTAGTTTACCCAAGCCATTTACTAAGTTTTGAAGTGCCACGTTATATTCCTAAATCATTAAATAGTCGTTCTTGCTCGGGTAAGAATATACTAACTCCTTGCTTCATATCCCATATTGGGTCATGAATTACATTTGGATTACGTTGTGCAAATACCCACCATAACTTTGGATTATCGTATAAGTCACTCGCGAGCAAGTCTGGACGATATTCATATGTGGTGTTGATTGTTAATATTTGGTCACCTACTGAAGCACTAATTGGTCGAGGTGTTAATGTCTCTAGTTGCCTGTTAGCATTTATTCCAGTTTTATAATAAGGGCTAGTGTTACTGTACGCCATAGTGTTTCCTTACTTTATATATTTCTTCATTAGTAGGTAAATGCCATAACAAGCAAACAAGTATGCAGTTGCTACGCCTACGTCTACTAAGTGTTCTCGCATGTGGTATATGAATTCTATACCTGCTTGTACATCGCCTTCGGTTACTTTTTGTTCCATTAGATAAATCCTTTTGAACTACCGGCTCCACTTGCAAGTGTATCTAAACCAAATTCTCTTAATTGATTTCTACTGTAAACCGGTGTAACGCCTACACTTATTTCTGTTTGTCTTGGTACACGAGTTGTTCCTGGTGAACTATCAAAACCCCCTGCTGATAAACCTGGTATTGCCATATAGTCTACTTCTGCTGGTAGTGTAATCGATACGTTGTTAACAACACAAGGAATGTTTGGCATTAAATGTTGTCCGTGTCCACTTAATCTCATAATTGGAGGTGGGTTACCTGCAAGAGCTCCATCCGCTTCTCCAAACATTTTTGTAATTGTTCTTAAAAATTGTATTACTGCCATCACATAGATTGCATCAGGACCTGAATCAACAGTAAACGTCCCTGTTATTAATATGTCTTGTACTGCACTATTACTATAGAAATTAAAAGGATAATTACTATGTGTAGGACTTGTTCTTGAATAATCAACTTGATGTTGAAATGTAATAGCAGGAGTATAAGGAAATACAACTCCATTTGTCTCTGCTAACGGTGAAATTAAACCGCCAGTACTGCCATTATATAAAATTTTACTTTTAGGAGGTAAACTAAGTCTTACTCTATGGTCTGAATTTTTATTACCAACAACCGGGTAACTAGTACTCATTGCTGCGCCTTTTTTATTAGCACTAGCGCCTTTAGTAATACCAGCACCAAATAGTCTGCCAATATCAGGAGCACCGCCACCTGCTATATCTTTTATGCCAGGAAATATACCGCCTGCAATTTTGGCAGCCATTGGATTTTTGTCTGCAAACTCGCCGTAACTTGCATAAGATGGAACAGTTGACGTTGTTACACCTTTGTTTTTTGCTAATTGCGAAACTGGCTTGCCTTTGGCAGTGTATTGTACATCGCCTTTACTATTTAAAATTCTACCCATTATATAAAATACCTCTTGCTCTATGTATTTATTTACGTTATAATGTACACATATAATTATAAGGAATTCCTTTATGGCAACAAAAAACTATCTTAATAACAGAGATTTATTAAAAGAAATACACAAAAGTAAAACAAGTTACGGATCATATATTGATATTGAAGCAAAAGACGTTGATTGTATTGTACTAAGTGTAGCCGCTATTGACAAATCTGCTATCAAAGAAGCTCGCAAAGCACGGGCTGATAGATTACAACGTGCGGCATTTGAAAAAAATGATAACAAAAAATTAAAAATGGCAGACTTTGCAGTTGATCCTGAAAGTTTTAAGTTAAGTGAACTAGTGTTCCGTGTAATGACATTTGAACATATTCCATTAGAACCAGGACGTAAAAAAACTCCTAAAACAGTTGCAGACCATCATACCAAGTGTTTGTTTCCTCCATATCAGCATTATAGACATGATGACGACGGAGAACTACAACTAGTGGCAAAAAGTCATTGGGTTGGCGGAATGGAGAATGGTTACTTTAGTCAGGATCATGGAAAAACATCAACCAAACTTGCAAACATGTACATGAAACTGTGCGAGCGTTACAGTCATAGATATAACTGGCGTGGTTATACATATGTTGACGAAATGCGTGGACAAGCACTTGTACAACTTGCACAGATCGGTTTACAATTTGACGAATCAAAAAGTCAAAACCCGTTTGCTTATTATACTGCCGCTATTACAAATAGTTTTACAAGAGTACTAAACATTGAGAAACGTAATCAAAACATACGTGATGATATACTTGAAATGAATGATTTAACACCAAGTTATACCAGACAACATAACAGTGAATGGAATAACAGGATTGCTGAAGAATCTAAATTAGTGGCACCTAGAGACAAAAAATAGGTTGCTCTTTACTCAAAAAACCTATACAATAACGTATATTTCAGAAGCATGATAGGACTTGTATGAGTAACTTATTCAAGAAAGCAGTAGTTTTTACGGATATACACTTTGGCAACAAAAGTAATGCATATGCACATAACGAAGATTGTGTAGCATTTGTTGAGTGGGCTATTAAACTAGGAAAAGAACAAGGAGCAGAAACTTGTTTATTTCTTGGCGACTGGCACCATCACAGAGCAAGTATAAACGTTGCTACACTAAATTACAGTATTATGGCTATGACTAAACTTAGTGATGCGTTTGATCAGGTAATATTTTTGCCTGGCAACCATGATGAGTATTATAGAGATAAACGTGATTTCAATAGTGTAGCCTGGGTTAAGCATTTACCAAACGTAAGATTGTTTAACGACATTACAATTGAAGGTGATGTTGCTATTGTTCCGTGGCTCGTTGGCGACGAGTGGAAACAAATTAAAAAGATTGAAGCAAAGTATATGCTAGGACATTTTGAACTTCCTAGTTTTTATATGAACGCAATGATACAAATGCCCGATCACGGTGAACTAAAGAACAACCACTTTCAAGGTGTTGAACGTATGTTTACTGGGCACTTTCACAAAAGACAAGAAGTAGGAAACATAAGTTACATCGGTAATGCTTTTCCGCACAACTATTCAGATGCATGGGACGATGATAGAGGTGCAATGATACTTGAATGGGACAAACCACATGTATTTCATAAATGGCATGATGCTCCAAAGTATCGTGTGCTAAAACTTAGTGACTTACTTGATAATCCAGATAAACTATTGTTACCTAAAACGTATGCAAGAATTAACTTGGATATTGATATCAGTTATGAAGAAGCAAACTTTATAAAAGAAACATTTTATGAGCAATATGATGTAAGAGAACTTGCACTATTACCACAAAAGAACGTTGAAACAGATTATGATGAGCAAGTAGAAATTAACTTTGAAAGTGTTGATAGTATTGTATACAGTCAACTTACCGCAGTACAAAGTGAGTTGTACGACAGTAATTTATTAATGGAAATATACAGGAATCTATAATTGTTTAAAATAAACAGTCTTACAGCAAAAAACTTTATGAGTGTGGGTAATAGTACCCAAGCAGTTGATTTTAATCGTGATGACTTAACACTTGTACTAGGTGAAAACTTAGATACAGGTGGTGGTGATAATGGTTCAAGAAACGGTACAGGTAAAACAACTATAATTAATGCATTAAGTTATGCACTATATGGATTGGCTTTAACTAACATTCGTAGAGATAACTTAGTAAACAAAACTAACGGTAAGAATATGTTAGTTACTTGTGAGTTTGAACTTGGAGGATTACAGTATCGTATTGAACGAGGACGTAAGCCAAATGTACTAAAGTTTTATATTAACAATCATGAACAAGAAGCAAGTGATTCTGCACAAGGTGACAGTAGAGAAACACAAGCAGAAATTGAACGTTTACTTGGTATGCAACACAATATGTTTAAACACATTGTTGCACTAAACACATACACTGAACCTTTCCTTAGTATGAAGGCAAATGATCAACGTGCTATTATTGAACAGTTGTTAGGTATTACATTGCTTAGTGAAAAAGCAGATGTACTAAAAGAACAATTAAAAGTTAGTAAAGAATTAGCAACTACTGAAGAGTTCAGTATTAAAAGTCAAATTGATGCTAACAGTCGTATTGAAGGACAAGTTGAGGCACTTAAACGTAGACAAACATTGTGGAAGACTAAACACGACAATGATGCCAAACAACTTGAAGAAGGACTTGATGCACTATCACATGTTGACATTGAAGCAGAGCTTGAAGCACATAGTAAACGTAAAGAGTATAAAACTAAGCAAAGACAAATCAAAGAAACAACTGATTTACTAGATAGAATAACTGCTGAAACAAAACGTAATAATAAAAGTATACAGAAACTTGAAAAAGAATTAGCACTACTAAGTCAACATAAATGTTATGCATGTGGACAAGAAATACATGATAACAAACAAGAAGATACAATCAATAGTAAAAAAGAATCTCTACAAGAAGCAACTGATATTGTAGAAAAAAATAGTGTAGAAGAAAATAAGTTAAATATTGAACTAGATGAGTTAGGAGAACTTGGAGAAGTTCCTAATGTATTTTATGAGTCACTTGATGACGCATATGATCACCGAGGCAGTTTAGATAAACTAAAAGCAGAACTAGATGGTTTACTAGCACAAGTAGATCCATATGCAGAACAAATACAAGAAATGCAGGAGACTGCAATACAAGAAGTAGATTATACTACACTTAACGAACTTGTAAGAGTCAAAGACCATCAGGAGTTTTTACAACGATTACTAACTAGTAAAGATAGTTTTATAAGAAAAAGAATTATTGATCAAAATTTAGCATTCTTAAACAAGCGATTAGCATTTTATTTAGAACGTATAGGATTACCACATAGTGTTGTTTTCTTAAATGATCTAACAGTAGAAATACAAGAGCTTGGAAGAGATTTAGATTTTGACAATTTAAGTCGTGGAGAACGCAACAGACTTATATTAAGTTTAAGTTGGGCTTTCCGTGATGTATGGGAAAATCTATACCAGCCAATTAATTTGTTATTCATTGATGAATTAGTTGATAGTGGAATGGACTCAAGTGGAGTTGAAAACTCGCTTGCCATATTAAAGAAGATTAGCAGAGAACGTAAAAAGAGTGTGTGGCTTGTGTCGCACAAAGACGAACTTGCTGGTCGTGTAAACAACATACTCACAGTTACAAAAGAGAATGGGTTTACAAGTTATAATACAGATATAGAAGTCATATAGGAGAACAACATGGCAGATCAAATTCACGAACAAATCGTAGCGGCCTATGATGCATACTTAAAAGAGCATGCCGCTTGGGAAGACAAAGGCGTTAAAGCCGCAGCCGCTAGAGCAAGAAAGGCACTTGGAGACATTGGTAAACTTACTAAGTCAAGACGTGCTGAGATTCAAGAAAAGAAAAACAGCATGTAATGATTTCAATATCGAGATTACAAAACGATATTGAAATACATGATTGCACTAACGAACGTATCTACAGTAAAGATGAGTTAACTTGTCTTGCTGGAGGATATCAGCGTTTCTTTGAAAGTCAAAAACTTACAAGAGGCGATCGTATTTCATTGTGTCTGCAAGAAGACATACATCATCTAGCAGTAGTGTTTGCTTCTATTGACTACGGACTTGTTCCTGTTATTAGTGGTGACCATTATATTGATGACGAGTACTGTGCAAGGAGCAATATTAAAATTGTTCTAACTCGTGGAATACAACCTGTAACTGTAAAAACTATTAATGTTCCTCACATTGAGTTAGATGGCAATATTGAACCATCAAAACTCTATCGTGTTAACCATAACGATATTATACTAGAATCGTTTACTAGTGGTACAACAGGGCATTCTAAAACAGTAACACATACACACGAAAGTATTACTTGTGCTTCAAACGATAGTATCAAGCACTACTGGAAAGATGCAAAAACAAGTTGGTTTTATCATAATATTGTACACTTAGGTGTTAGTACTGTGTATTTCTTTCCTGCATTATTTTCTAGTAAAAAGGTCGTTTTGCCACATTTGTGGGACACTTATGATGTTGAAACATTTAATAAACACAAACCTGATACAATGTTATTGTTTCCATCAAACTATGAACAATACGAAAATTTAAGCAAGTTAGATTTAAGTCATGTTCGCTATGTACTAACTGGAGGTTCAACAATTCCAAAAACATTTTGTGAAAAACTAATTGAGCAAGGTGTTGATGATGTTGTTGTAATATACGGACTAACAGAATGTTTGCCTCCTATTATGCATAAGTTTGTAAACAAACAAAACATTGCTGATTATAATCAGCAGGATATGGGTGTAAACTGTGATGATACTGCTGAATACAAAATTGACAGACACGGTGAATTAGTAATTGTTAAAAGTAAGCATTTAGCAAAGCAAATTAACGATTCTAATGTGGATACATTAAATACAGGTGACCGTGTAAACACGGTTGGCGATAATTATTATTTTGAAAAACGTAATAAAGATTTTATTAGGATTAACGGAGAATTAGTTAATCCGCAACAACTTGTTGACGAAAGTCAAGCAACAAAAATTGTGTTGTTTGGTACTTCTCAGACACATGTTGTAGTCTGTGTGAATGACGATTCAGTGAATACTGACAGTTTGATCCAGAAATTAACAGGCCAGGGTATCAGTTATGATAAACTAATAATACCCATAGAGCTTAATGTATTAGGAAAACCTGATATAGGAAAATTAAGGCAGAAGTATGTTTCAAATTAAAGCTCATCTTAAAGAAGCCCGCAAAGGTTACTTTCAACATGGCAAATTTGCTGTTGTGGCAGGACTCGATCTTATACTCACAGGTATCGTTAGTATTATACATGGTATACTTCCTAACGTTTTACCATTTTACGCAGAGAAAAAGGTTGACTATTACCACAAGAAGGCATTACAATTACAACAGTTAAGAAAACAAAAGAAATGAGTTGGACTTATAAAGGTGATCCTATCGAGCAGTTACCAAGTGACGTTGAAGGATTTGTTTACTTAATAACCAACTTAAAAAGCAACAAAAAATATATTGGCAAAAAACTAGCAAGATTTAAAAAAACAAGACCACCTCTTAAAGGTAAGAAAAACAAAAGACGAACCACAGTAGAAAGTGATTGGAGAGAATATTATGGATCTTCAGATCACTTACAGGCAGATGTAGCAGAGCTAGGCAGTACAAACTTCACACGTGAAATATTATATCTTTGTTCAAGTAGAGGCTTAATGAGTTATCTTGAAGCAAAGGAACAATTTGACAGGGAAGTTCTTTTATCAGATGATTACTATAATGGCATTATAAACGTTCGCGTAGGCAGTAGCAAAATTCTCCACGAAGGCATTCAACAGTTCAAGAACAATCAACAATTATAGTTACAGTACTTAAGGTTAGCGGGCCAGTTTAGAATTCCGCTGTGGAAAAAGTTTCCGTATAGGAACACACGCAACATACAGATCAACACACCAGAGTGTGGAAGCCATCAAACAAATTGGGCTCACCGGTTAGTATAGATTGAATTACTGTCAATCAAAAAACACAATATAGTTTGTAAAAACCCATGGCAACAGGAACGAAGCGTGGGGTAACATAGCAATATGTATGTCGACGTAGGTTGGGAAAGGTCAGAGCCCATCAAACTTGTGTATAAACAATACCTACTTCCAAGTCTCGGCTGGATAATACTCGCATGAAGTCAAGATTAGATGGAACCCTTAAACAGGTTCCGTCTGACTGAAACGATCTGCATGAAGACTTCAGTTATATAATCATTTAGTTGTATATTATTAATTAAGAAAAAAGCAATGAGTTTGAAAAACGAAATTGCTGATGAACTTTAGTTCATCTTATAGTGTGATACTAAAGTAATGCCATTCCGCTCTTCTCTGTATTCTTGATGTTTTCCGAAACGATATCGTAGATAATCTTCTGCTCTTTCTGATTGAGCATGAATGCCTGATCCAGATTAATGCCACCACGCATATACCAAACTATCTTAAATATATTTTCTCTAATAGTGTCGGCTTCTGTGTCGAACTGCTTTAGCATCGATTCAATATCTTCGTTGCTAAGACTCAGAAGCCTTATGCGAAAAAATTTGAATTGTCAAATACTATAGGTGTGTTATACTTTGTATCACAACCTTCATTTTCACAAGTTAATTCAAACTCTGCAAAACTGTTATTCACTCTTTCATTATCAAGATGTTTTTGAATAGTATCAAACATCTTTCTATCAACTCCGTGAACAAACTCGTTAATGTGTTTAATGTTTGTTACTTCAGTACCATCAGCAGTAGTAATTTTAAAAATTGTTTTAGCAATTAAGTCAACTGTGTGTACAGTAAGTTTTAAGAATGTATCGTTAAACAACTGTTGTTTTTGTTCATCAGTTGTTGTTTCATCATTGACAATTCTCATAATTTTTGCTTCTTCAAACTGTCTAAGATTTTCAGTGTTTAAGTCTTTGTATGATAGTGGTTTAAATTTAATTGTTAAATCATCTACTTGCAAAGTATCATTGAACACCCATTTTCCGCTTTGGTCAATTAAGTTTGCTAAGTCAATGCCAAACTCATTTTTTGCTTGACAAGTAGGACAAGTGGCGGTAATATCCATTTGATTACCGTATGTTGCAATACGAATAGCAATTAATAAAACATCCATATCTAAACTTGGTATGGACCACGGGTCTTTAATAGCAGGTACACAACTCTTAATAACTTCAACGGTACTGCTTCCGTTAAGTAGTGCATCTGGAGTTTTAAAAACTAACTCGTCTTTTGCAGTCATTGGAAATACACCTATCTCTCCGTTTTGTGGAAAATCTATGGCACCGGGTGCATAGTAGTTTCCTTTGCTGGGTAGAGACACATATACTTCAGGTTTACGAAAATATCCGGTTAAGGGATTTTGATCCTGTTTTAAAGGATTCGCGTTTTCATCCATGTTTTGCTCCGATAAATAAACATATGTACATTAGTACAATAGTATTTATCTGGGTAGATTATGGCAGTTACAGTAGACATAGACGGTGGTAGAGTAGAAATCAGTGACGTAGCAACTGAGAAAACACTTGAACGATTAGTTAACTTAATGGAAAAAAGTGCAACTGGTAAAACTCCAGCTGCTGTTGCAGAAGTAAAAGCTCGTGCGGCAAACACAAAAGAATTAACAACAGGAGTGGTCAAGTTAAAAGGACTAGCAAGTGCTGGTTCAGATGCCACTGATGCATTAGAAGATGCAGCCAAAAGTGCAAACACATTTGCAGCCAGAGGCAAAAAAATGCTGGACGCAGTACTTGGTGCTGGTAAAGGATTAATCAACTTTGGCGGAGAAGTTGCTGGAACTGGCCTGAATATGAAGTCACTAGGTGACGCAGTAGACAAAAATGCTAGTCAGTTTGGTGCCTTGGGTGCTGTATTTGGTGCAGCCGCAGGTGCTATAGTTGGACACAGTGCAAATTTAATTGATACGTTTGATGGACTAAGTTCAACTGGTGCAACATTTACAAATAACTTATTTGATCTTGAAAGAGTAGCGGCTAACAGTTATTTGTCATTAGAACAAATGACAGGTATGTTACGAGAGAATAGCGAAAGTTTAGCAGTATTTGGTGGTAGTGCAAGATTAGGTGCAAAACGTTTTAGTGAAATGAACCGTGTTGTACAAGACACTTATCGTACAGACTTTGCTATGATGGGTATTAAGGCTAGTGAAAGTGCAGAAATGTTAGCACAGTTCACTGCAATGCAAGCCAGAAACACACAATTTGCAACATTAGGTGTGCAACAACAAGCACAAGCAGGAGCCAATTTTGTAAAAGAAGTACAAATGATGGCAAACTTAACTGGACAAGATCGTAAACAACTTGCTCAGAAAATGGCAAACGATAAACGTAGAGCAGATGTTGAACTGCAGATGAGTCGTATGCAAGGTGAAGCAGCCAGTGGTGCCAGAGCTGCATTTGCAACAATGGGTACACAGTTTGGTGAAGGCTCGCCAATAATGGACGCACTAAGAACTAGTTTCTTAGGATTACCGGCAGCGGCAACCACTGCTGGAAACATGTTACTACAAGACGGTAATATGGGTCCTGTTATTGCAAGGATTACTGCTGGGTTAAAAGATGGCACAGTGAGTATGACTGACATCCAAAAAGAATTAGCCGGAGTTAGTACTACATTCATTGAAGCAAATAAAGGAATGGAAGGCATTGCACAATATAGTGAAATTGCAATGGCGTTTACAGAAGTATCGGCTGCATTATTAAATGCACAAAAGCAAAGATTAACAGTTGAAAAAGATTTTAACGGAGACTATGACAAGTTTGTTGCAGCTCAAAAAACACAACTAGACGAAAATAGTAAGAACATGAAGAACGTTGACTTACTATCACAAGAAATTGGTAAAACTGTAAGATTAGGTTTTAATAGTGTAACAGAGTCAGCAGTAAGCGTTATGTCAGCAGGTGTTAAATCTTTACAAACACTAGTTACTAGTATGCCAACATCAATGGACGCATTTACTAACGCAATTGGAGATGCTAGTAAACCAGCAACGGCAACAGGTGCCGCTATGGGATTGCAAAAAGGATTTACAAAAGCAGCAGGTCAGTTAAAAGTGTTTAAAGAAGCACTAGCAAAAATAGGAATTGGTGGCGGTACTGCTTCGGCAACTACTGCAACATCAACTAATATTGCAGAAGGTGTAATAAAAGGAGCCCAATCATCAGATGAGGTAGCAAAAGCAGCCGGCCAATCAACTACTATGCTTAGTAAAGCATCTGGAATGTTAGGCAAGATTCTTCCAAGAATTCCTATTATAGGTTCAGCACTTTCGGGTGGTGTAACATATGCAACAAGTGAGCAAGAAACACAAGTTGGTAAAATTAGTGAAGGTATTGGTTCAGGACTTGGATCATTTGGCGGTGCAGCCGGCGGAGCGGCAACAGGTGCATTAATAGGAAGTGCAGTTCCAATTATTGGAACTTTAATTGGTGGAATAATAGGCGGTATTGCTGGCGGTATTGGCGGAGATATGCTTGGTAAATCTGTAGGAGGTAAGTTAGCAAACTTTTTTGGATTTGCAGAAGGCGGAATCGTTACACAACCGATTTACAATGCTGCGATTGGTGAAAAACCAGGAACACAAGAAGGTGTTTTCCCTTTACCTGCAAACTTTGATAAAGACACAGCCTTTGACAGAAGTGGCGAGAAAGCAATGGCTCAAGCGGCACAACAGATAGCAAAAGCAGTAACTAACTTTGATAACTCTGAAATGTTACAAGAGATGAGAAAATTTAATAAAAATATTAAAGTAGTCGGAGATAGACTAGCATAACGGTTGCAATAAATACAATAGTATGCTATTATAATAGTTACAACCCACGTATTGGAAGAAGTATAAATGAGCTGGAAAAAGTATTTTAAAGTAGTACAAGCAGATAACCTAACAGGTTCTGTTACTACTCCTGCAGGCTCTCAGCCTGATGTAGGATTTAAAAATTATCAAAGTGTACTACCAGAAGTGTACACAGGACATCCTAATCGTATTGATAGGTACAATCAGTATGAAACAATGGATAGCGACAGTGAAATCAATGCCGCATTAGACATATTAAGTGAATTTAGTACACAAACAAATGTAGAAAATCATACACCTTTTGACATATTTTTTAAAAGTCAACCAAGTGATACTGAAACACAAGTTATTAGAGAAGCACTATATAACTGGATTAGTTTAAATGATTTTGATAGACGTATCTTTAAAGTATTTCGTAATACTATTAAGTATGGAGATCAAGTGTTTATTCGTGACCCGCAAACTTTTCAATGGTTTTGGGTAGACAATGCAGATGTTGTAAAAGTTATTGTAAACGAAAGTGCTGGAAAGAAACCAGAGCAGTACATACTAAAAAATATTAATGTTAACTTTCAAAATTTAACAACTACACAACCACAACATTCAGATCAAATGACTGGAAAGATGAGTGGAGATCAAAGTGCAGGCAATGTTTATGATTTAGGTCAACATCAAGGATCATCAAGCAGTGGATCACGTTTTAGTAATAGTACAAATGAACTGGCCATTGATGCAAAGCACGTTGTACATATTAGTTTAACAGAAGGATTAGATCCTAACTGGCCATTTGGACTTAGTGTGCTTGAAAGTGTTTTTAAAGTATACAAACAAAAAGAATTATTAGAAGATGCGATTATTATTTACAGAGTACAACGTGCTCCTGAAAGACGTGTTTTCTATATTGACGTAGGTAACATGCCAGCACACATGGCAATGGGTTACGTTAACAGAGTTAAAAATGAAATACATCAAAGACGTATTCCAAGTCAAAGCGGTGGTGCTAATACAATGGATGCAACGTATAATCCATTAAGTATTAACGAAGACTACTTCTTTCCACAAACTGCTGAAGGGCGTGGATCAAAAGTTGATACATTACCAGGTGGTACAGGACTTGGTGAAATTGATGACTTAAAGTATTTTACTAACAAGTTATTTAGAGGATTAAGAATTCCAAGTAGTTATTTGCCAACTGGTGCAGATGATGGAAGTTCAACAGTAGTTGACGGAAGAGTTGGAACTGCACTAATTCAAGAATATAGATTTAATCAGTATTGTAAAAGATTGCAACACAGTATAGCAAGTACATTTGATTTTGAATTTAAAATGTTCCTTAATTGGAAAGGCTACAATATAGATAGTAGCATGTTTGAACTCAGAATGAATGAGCCACAAAACTTTGCCGCTTATAGACAAGCAGAAATTGATAGTCAACGTGCTTCGTTATTCCAGAGTTTAGCAAGTACGGAATATTTAAGTAAACGTTTCTTACTTAAACGTTTCTTAGGATTAAGCGAAGAAGAAATAACTGATAACGATAGAATGTGGGCTGAAGAAAACGGAGCGGCTAACATAGGTAGCACTCCAGGACAAGAACTTAGAAGTGTAGGTGTCACACCAGGTGATATTAACACTGATTTTGATTCACTTGAAACAGGTGATGATGCAGACATTGGCGGTGACGCTGAAGTAGACTTAGACTTAGATGTAGGTGGAGGCGATCTACCGGCAGATGATGCTGCAGACGAGTAAAGGTAAATAGTAGCATGGAACTAAATGATCTTTTTAACAAGAATAGACAAGATGGCGAAAGCGATAGCAGTACATTAGAAATTACTGATACTCGAAAAAGCCGTTTGACCTTAGAGCAAATCAACAAAATGCGTCGTATTCGTGAAGCAAAGAAACTTGAAGAATATGAAAAGCTCAAACGTATAAAATTACAATACGGTGGCGGCAGCGGGTCAGATTAGACTAGATTTAGTTCAAGTTATAGTTATCTCCAAATAAATGTCAAAAAGTGCTACTTTTTTGCCTTTATACCTACCTTTATTGAAAACATAAGTAAATATTACTACCATAATAAAACATATCCTAATAGGAGTCTGAAAATGAGCGATAAATGGAAACAATTAATTGACCTAGTGGTCAATGAAGAAGAAGATAAAGCCTCTGAGCTTTTTCATGAGATTGTAATTGAAAATTCTCGTGAAATTTATGGAAACTTAATCAACGATGAAGCAGTTGAAGAAGATTCTGTAGAAGAAGTAAGCAGTGATGAAGTTGATAATTTTATTGACGATATCAAAGCAGACGAAGAAGGCGTTAGAGAAGAAGACGATGAAGATGATCTCGAAGGTGCAGAAGATGAAGTTAATGATGCAATGGACGTTCCAAGTGACGAAGACCATGCAGAAGGCGACATTGAAAACCGTGTAGTTGATACCGAAGATAAGGTAGCAGAACTAGGCGACGAAATTGAAGCACTTAAGGCAGAATTCGCTGAGTTAATGAATGATGATTCTGAAGACGAGCCAGAAATGGAAGCAGTCGAAGAAGCAGAAGCAGAAGCAGTAGAAGAAGCAGTTGAAGAAGATGCTATTGAAGAAGCAACTGAAGAAGAAGCAGAAGCAGTAGAAGAAGCAACTGAAGAAACTGATGAAGATGCTATTGAAGAATCAGAAGAAGTTGTAGTTGAGTATACAGAAAAAGCACCAGCACCAAAAGGTGGTGATGATGATAATGCAACATCAACTGTAGCAAAATCTGGTAAGGGCGGAATCAAAAATTCTAGTTCAGCAGAAGAAAAAGGTGGAGCAACACCTAAATCACAAAGCATGGGTGGAACAACAAAGCCAGACATGAAAAAAGTCTAAGGAGTACTTAGATGACTTCAGTATATTTGAAAGAGAACTTGACATTTGATCAAGCTCGCATGATTACAGAAAGTTCAGATGACGGCAAGGACTTGTTCCTTAAAGGCATTTGCATTCAAGGTGGCGTTACTAACGCAAACGGACGTAACTACCCGGTAAGTGAAATTACTAAGGCAGTTTCGGCATTAAATGAACAGATTACTGAAGGCAGCTCGGTATTAGGAGAAGTCGATCATCCAGATGACTTAAAGATCAACTTAGATCGAGTATGTCATATGATAACCGATGCATGGATGGATGGTCCAAACGGTTATGGTAAATTAAAAATACTTCCTACGCCAATGGGGAGTTTAGTACGAACAATGCTAGACAGTGGCGTCAAGTTGGGAGTATCAAGCCGCGGTAGTGGCAATGTCAATGAGGCTTCGGGAGAAGTAAGCGACTTCGAAATCGTCACAGTCGACGTAGTTGCACAACCAAGTGCTCCAAACGCCTACCCAACTGCAATATACGAGGGTTTACTGAACATGAAAAATGGTCATAAAACTTTAGAAATAGCTGCAGAGGCACAGGGAGATGCTCGTGTGCAAAAATACTTAAGAGATGAGGCTTTACGCCTAATCAAAGAACTTAAACTAAGGAGTTAACCAATATGTTTGACGCACTCAAACCATTGCTTGACAGCGGTATTGTAAATGAAGAAACTAAGACCGAGATTCAAGAAGCCTGGGAATCCAAGTTAAATGAAACTCGTGATGAGATTCGCTCTGAATTAAGAGAAGAATTTTCAAGACGCTATGAGCATGATAAAAACACAATGGTTGAGGCTCTAGACAAAATGGTTACTGAAGGACTACAGTCTGAAATCGAACAAGTCGTTGCAGAACGCACAAAGCTCGAAGAAGACCGTGTCAACTTTAATGCTAAGATGACTGCAAAGTCAGAAAAATTTGAAGGCTTTATGGCTACCAAATTAGCAGAAGAGTTAGCAGAACTAAACGAAGACCGTAAAGCACAGGCTAGTACACTTGATAAGTTACAAAAGTTTGTGGTTAATGCTTTAGCAGAAGAGATTAGCGAATTCCATAAGGACAAGCAATCTGTTGTTGAAACAAAGGTTAAGTTAGTTGCAGAAGGAAAGAAACAAATTGAGTCATTAAAGACTAAATTTATTGATCGTGCTTCTACACTAGTTCAGAAAACAGTAACTGAGAACCTCAATAACGAATTAACTCAACTTAAAGAAGATATCGAACAAGCACGTCAGAATAACTTCGGACGTAAACTATTTGAAACTTTTGCGGCAGAGTTTGCAACTTCACATCTAAATGAAAACGCAGATATCAAAGACTTACAAAAGCAAGTTGAAGAAGTAAATGCAAAGTTGGCAGAATCTACAAAAACTATTGATGAGAAATCAGTACTAGTTGAAAGTAAAGAAGCCGAAATTCGTAGAATTAAAGATCGTATTGCCCGCGATTCAATGTTATCAAAGATGATGGCACCTTTAAATAAAGATCAAAAAGAAGTAATGGGTTCATTACTTGAGTCAATTACAACTGATCGCTTAGATGCATCATTTAACAAGTATTTGCCAGCAGTTCTTAAGAATGACACTAAAACAACTAATAAAGTTTTAGCAGAAACTAAAGAAGTAACTGGTAATAAAAAAGAAACCAAGCAGGATTCAGATGAGGGCAAAATCATCGAAATCAAGCGTTTAGCAGGTTTATAATACATTTTAACTAGGAGACGATAAAAATGTCTAACTTAATCGAAAGTCGCTGGGACGAAACAAAAGATGCCCTTTTAGAAGGCCTCGCAGGTTCTAAGCGAAAGAATATGGGTGTTGTTCTTGAAAACACCAAAAGATATATCAGTGAAGCAGCAACAGCAGGTGCAACTGCAGCCGGCGACATTGGTGTACTAAACAAGGTAATTTTACCTGTAATCAGACGTGTAATGCCAACTGTTATTGCTAACGAAATCGTTGGTGTTCAGCCAATGGCAGGACCTGTTTCACAGATCCACACACTAAGAGTTAAGTACAATGCAGCGGCAGACCATGCTGGTACACAATTACAAGACTCAACAGGTGGAAACCTAGGTGCAGGTGATGAAGCATTATCACCAGCTGCAATCGCAGCAGGTTACTCAGGTATCGATAGTGGTACAAGTGGTGCCCCGGATGCAACTGCTAACTTAGAAGGTAAAGCAGGTAACACAATGAGTATCGAAATTCTAAAAGAGACAGTAACTGCGAAAACTCGTAAGTTATCAGCTCGTTGGACTTTTGAATCAGCTCAAGACGCACAAAGCATCCACGGTATCGATGTAGAAGCAGAAATTATGGCTGCATTAGCACAAGAAATTACTGCTGAAATCGACCAAGAGATTCTTGTAAGTCTAAGAGCATTAGCAGCTGCTGGTACAGGTTCCGCATTTGGCGCCAACACAGCCGCATACGATCAGGCTGCAGTAAGTGGTACAGCTACATACGTAGGTGATGAGCATGCCGCATTAGCAGTATTAATGAATCGTGTAGGTAACAAGATTGCACAAAGAACACGTAGAGGCGCAGGTAACTGGGCAGTTGTAAGTCCACAGGCACTTACAGTACTACAAAGTGCATCAACATCAGCATTTGCTAGAACTACAGAAGGTACTTTTGAAGCACCAACTAACACAAAGATGGTTGGTACATTAAACTCTTCAATGAGAATCTATGTAGACTCATATGCAGGCGACAGTACAGCAGTACTAGTTGGTTACAAAGGTTCAAGTGAAACAGATGCAGCAGCATTTTACTGCCCATACGTTCCACTAATGAGTTCAGGTGTTGTGCTTGATCCAGCAAGTCTAGAGCCAGTAGTTGGTTTTATGACACGTTATGGTTATCAGACACTAACAAACACATCAAACTCTCTTGGTAACGCGGCTGATTACTTAGGTAGCATTTCAGTTGCTAACCTATCATTCAGTTAATAACTAAGATATGTTAAACATAAAGCAGGGCTTAGGCCCTGCTTTTTTGTGACTAAATATAGTTGTAAATGCACAAGCATTTACTTATGGGGAAACCAACCCCGTATTACATAGAACGTAACTAAGGAGAAACAAATGGGACGTCCACTAAATAAAAGACTTTTTACAACTGCGGCTGCAGGTGCAACTGCTGGTAAAAACGAAATTAAAGTAAACTTTCATAACGGTTCATCTGTTGTTGAAGGTACAATTATTAAGCAAAAAGGTTCAAAGAAATTTGTATGTGCAGAAACAGGTACTGCTGATACAACACACACTTGTACTTTAACAACTGGTAAATTAGCATCTGCACTAGCGGCAGGTGAAATGTCAATTTCAGTTGCAGGTAACGACAGTGAAACTTATGGCGTAAGTAAAATTACTGCTCGTAAGATAACAGCCGCACAACCAAGTGCAACAGGTTCTAATGCATTAGACGGTTTATCATTAAAGTGGGACTTTGCCGCTGCATCAGCAGGTAAAGTAAAACTTGAAGAAGCAGGTGACGATGACGTTGCTAACACAGATGATGACGACTTTACAGAAGACGCTTAATCTATAATAGATAACTTAGAGTTGCCTCTTCGGGGGCAACTTTATTTTAGCATAAGTAATATAGACAACGTGTCATAAGATGCTAAATAGCATATAGGACTGAATTACAATGGCAAAAACGACTAAAAGAATTAATGGTGATTATGATTTAATCACAAATGATGGCACAACTGGAACAGTATTAATTGATTCTGGAACAGTAACTATTAACGGAAATTTAGATGTAATTGGTACACAAACTACAGTATCGACAACAGATACTGCCGTTACAGATAACACACTTATATTAAACAGTGGAGAATCAGGTGCAGTTGTTACATCAGGAACTGCAGGTATTGAAATTGACAGAGGAACATCTGACAATGCAACGTGGCAGTTTAACGAAACAGACGATACATTTGATGCTAAACTTGGAAGTGCATATATAAACATACAGGCATTAGATCCAACCGCGGCAGCTCACGTAGCAACAAAGAGTTACGTTGACACACAAGTAGGTGGTGGCGGAGCAGTAGTTGATAAAATTAATGAAGGTGACAGTAAACTAGAAATTGTTGATGCAGGCGTTGATATAAGGCTCTTTCTTGAACTTGATGCAACACAAGTAATGGAAGTTACAAGTACTACGCTTTCTTATGCAAACGTATCTATATCTGGAAACACCATTAGTAATAGTGCAACAGATGAAGATTTAATTTTAGCAACAACCGGAACAGGTGAAGTAAAAACTGCTGAAGTACTAACATTAACTGAACAAGGTTCAAATCCGACTGCACAAGCAGGTGAAACAAGATTATATGCTAAAACACCAGGTGATGGCGGAAGTGGCATTTTTGTTGCCAATCAGGATTCAACAGACGAACTAGTAACGAAATCAAAAGCGATTGCTTTTGGATTAATATTTTAAAAGGTAACAATAATGGCATTAGCACAAGCTCAATTAACAACAAGTACTGCCGCAATTTACACCAGTACCGGAAACACTGCAACAACTGTAATATTCTTTTGTAATACAAGTGCATCAGCAGTAACAGTTGATGTTTATGCAGTTCCAAATGCAGGAGCGGCATCGGCTACTACACAACTTATTTCAGAATTATCAATCAATGGTAAAGACACATATATGTTAAACTTAGAAAAGATTGTGTTAGCAAATGGCGATAGTATTCATGCAAAAGCAAGTGCAGGTACTGCCGTAACTGCAACTGTAAGTCATGTAGGTATATAAAATGGCAAACTTTATAAAGCAGTTTTCAATTCCATCATCTAATTTAATTAAAGGACCTTTGGATGCAGGTACACAACTTGCAGTTGGTACATCGGCAGAAAGAAGTTCAGATCCTCTAATTGGAGAAATTAGATATAATACCGATAATACTGTATTAGAAGTTTATGACGGAACGCAATACACTAACGTAGCCGGCGCAGGAAATGCCGCAATTACAAAAACATCAGTAGTAACAGGAGATGGAACTACAACTGCATTTACAAGTTTCTTTGCAACTGCACCTATTAGTGATCAAGCAGTTGTTATAGTAGTTGGAAACGTAGTACAAGAGCCAGGACAAGCATATACAACTTCCGGCACAACAACACTTACATTTACAAGTCCACCACCAAATGGACATAGAATCTACGGCATTGTAGGTTTTGATAGTGTAACTGCTATATAAATTTCTTTTTGTTTTCTAAGTATAAATAACATTATACCCAGGCACACCCGGGAATGAACAGTGGTGTAGGAAGAGAATAAAATGGCAATAGGAAGAATTTCTGGTGCTATGCTCAAGAATAATCTTGAGAGATTAGGCACAGATTTATCATTTGAAACAGATTTATTATACCTCGACGTAGCAAACAGTCGAATAGGTATAGGAACATCAACCCCCACAACAACATTACAAGCAGACAATGTAACGATTAGCGGATCTGCAATTAGAAGTGTATCCGGTGACTTAGACTTAGGTACAGACGCAACTAATATTACTATTGGTGGCGGAAGTGCAGACTATGTTTTAACCACTGATGGCTCGGGTAATTTAACTTGGGATTCATTAGGTAATTTAGCAACAAGCGGTGGCGGAGGCTCTGGAGCCTTTACTGGAATGGATATTAATTTATCTACACCATCAGATTCAAGTTTAACACAATACGGTGCAATTAATAGTTGGACTACTGCAACTAAAGTTACTAATTCAATTGACGATTTAAATGAATTATCTCGTAACGTTATTAATAATACAGCAGTGATAGACGCAGATTTTACAGGAAGTCCTTTAACCGGCGGTGCTGGTATGAACGTTACTCTTAATATTAGTTCAGATGGTAATGCAAATCAATATGTAATTGATTGGGGAGACGGAACATCTAATACAACAACTTCGTCTACTACTCCTAGTCACGTTTACGCAACTAACACCGGAAGCCCTTTTACAGTTACGGTTACGGCAAGTAACACCAGCGGTGAAGGTGCAGGAAGTTCATCACAAAAGGCAAGAACAAGTTATGTTACAATCTATACTGCTGACCCAGTAGTTAGTTTTGCAGCCTATGCCGCGGCAAGTGGCGGAAGTCCAATTACATATTGGGACGATGGTGCTACAGTATATTTTCAAAACAATACAACAAATACAACTGGAGCAACTGTTCAGTATACATACGCATGGGGCGACGGTTCAAGTGATGATGTTGTAACATCAGATAGTGATGCAGGTGGTGTAACAGGAACACGATTAGCACATACATTTGCTACAAGCACAGAAACAGAAGTAAGTAGAACAGTTGAATTAACACTTGATTCTCATAGTACTGCGTTACCAAGTGCAGTACCGACTGACGATTCAG